GCGAAGTGTATTCCTTGTTACTAGCTGCCCGGACCTATAACTCCGTGATCCCGTGGAGAGATTTTCTCGAAACGATGGTTGTTATAGAAAAACAGCTTTAGAAAGCAATATGAGTTACACCCAATCGCGTAGTGATGAAATAAGTCCTACAACCTCATTGAATACTTTTAACGTTGATATTAACGTTGCTACCACCAATTCTAATACGCTCAGTGATCTGTCAACTTCACAGCTAGAGAATAGTGAAATTATAAGCAACAATATCAGTGCTTTAAGGATAGATGAGTGTCCTAATTCTGACCTCGCCGATAATAGCGAAACGAGACTTAAGTGTCCTGATCCCCCTTCTAATAAAAGGGTCGTTATCATTCGTAAGAATGAAGAGAAGAATACTGATAAGGTAACTTCAGGTGTCAAAGAGGATTCCAAAAACAGAAGACAGAGCACTGCGAAAAATAAGCACTCTGAGTCAAAGAAATGTAAGTCATGTGGTAAAGAACACAATAGTTCCAAATGTAAGTTTAACAAATCATTAAATAAATCTGCATTGCTCAAACACATCAACATGGCTAGATATTATTCACCTTCTACTCCTCAAACTCAAAAACCAAATGTTAGTGTCTCCTATAATGATGATGACTCTGACGAACCAGACGATGATCCTATCTTTGTTATCGACTGGGTAGATGAATGGGATAATCAATTTACCTTTGATTATGTTGATGAAAACCATTCATTATCTTTTCTTACTAAACTATCCAATTGGTGGCATTCACGTCCCAACATTAAACATGATTCCTTACCTAGATCTTTGATGTTGTTGTGTGATGAGTCACTTGGTTTAGGGAGAGGAACAATTCACTTCGTAACATACTCGTCCAAAGTTTTCGAATCTGAATTATGGCGTCAATGGAGCATGTACCTAATGGATAATAACATGTTGATTGAAAGAAGTGAATTAAAAGCTTCAATCATTCACTATTTTTTCCATGACATGCGTTCATTCGAAAAGCATCTACCAACTTTTAGAGCTAATGAAGGCTATAGTGCTTCATTAAATCTAGCTCGTCCTATTCTTGATTCTAGGAATTTGTTTACCAATTTTCACTCACCATGGCTATTCTTTAGAAAGTGGTTCAGTAGACTATATGCAGTTGGCGTTCTCTCACTCAATCTTGCATACTTCTTCAAAATGTATACTGAATTACGACTATTGATAAGTGTCGTTAGAATGAAAAAGAAAGACATAGCAATAAATGTTATATTGAACTTAGTAATATTATATCTAATAAACAAAGCAGCTGAATTTATGAGAATGAAAATTATAGATGACAGTGCTGAGAAAGTATTAAGTAATAGACAATATGACATGACACAACTCACAATATGTACAACATTTCCAAGGATTAGTGTAGTTTGTGAAGAACTAGTAAAGTGCATACCAGGTGGATGGTTCGTAATAGGTGTCATTGAAAGAATTAAATATGGTACTTGGAAGAACTATGATTGGCACAAACAATCAATGAACTACTCATTCACAAAGAGGTTAGTGATCCACAAACAAGCTAACGAGAAACTAAAAGAGCAACATGAATGGTTAGACGATATTAATAGATCTGTCGACCATGATATTAGTGTATCTAGAGTAGGACACGTTGAGTACTACAATAAAGAGATTATGATCAGACCAGCTAGATATCCAAAGATTCCTTCTGATGCATTATATAAGAACCCAGTACTAAAGAAATATAATGGAAAAGATCATGCAGGAACTCAAAGATGGCATACTCATATATTGGATTACAATGAGTATGAAGGATACTACCCTATTATGTACCACGTTGGTAACTTTAAGAAACCAGCAGCAAGTTTCGATAATTTATTAGGAGCTTGGCACAAAAGAGCAGTGGATATACCAAATTCACACGTTAACGGAGTAGTGAGAAACTACTTATTATCTGTACTAGAAGCAATGCACTATTCTCATATTGATATGAATGATAATACTAAACGAAGCTGGTTTGATCAATTAAAACCAGTCCAGAAGTTTAGGATAGTTAAAGTGCGTACAGACGAAGGCTTAGGGGTGATCGATGAAACAATAAGCGTCAGTGTAAAATCTGATGAGTTATTGTGCACCACTGAGAAAATGGTACCAAGACTAATATTCAATGTATCAGGATATTGGTTTGATAAAATAGGAGCCTATGCCACTGAACTCAGTCACAATGTCGCACAGATATATGGATATAAACATGAAAACCCAATCAACTATAGAGGAATATTGTTTTATCCATATTTTACTTGTGGAGCTACTAGTACTACATTGAACCAATTCTACAAAGCATCTATTGGAGTGGAAGCCTATCATTTAATGGTGATGGGTGATGATCTCCATGTTTACGATGGATACCAAAAACGATTTGTAGAAAACGATTTTAGTAAGTATGACAGATCACAATGTTATGCTCTCCAAGACTTGTTCATTAATTGGTTAGATATTAATGGATTAAGTGAAATCGCTGAAACTATGTTTGAAATGCGTCAGGCCAAGTTACAACCAAAATGCAGAAAGATAAATCCTTTCAAGATAAATGCAGTACCATTTGGCAAACCAAAACATATGGAAATGATGTTTACCGGCCAACCTTTTACTTGTCTCCAAAATTCAATCATAAATATATTAACTACCATTTATGTATTAGCAAGTAGTCACAATTACCAATTGCTTAATGGTCCTTTAGACATCAACGATTTGAAGAATAGATACACACAAAGATACGCTTGTTGCGGTCTCACAGCTAAAGTCTTAATTCCCGAAATAAACAGATCAACATTTCTTAAAGGCGTGTTTCTAGATGGAGTTTGGATTAGGCTACCGTCATTCTTGTGCAAGTTCGGAAAAATAATGACGCGTCCTAGTACTATCAGCAATGTTCCAAACGCATTGGCTCAAATTTTATTAGGACAATGGTTGGGATATGGAAACATGTGTACCAACTGGTTTTATCGTAAAATACACTCTCTAATCATGTCAATAGTGATTAGAAACGGATTCACAGGAGCAAACCATGAAATTGACCCAAAAATTAAGAAATTGATTAGTAAAGACATGGAATACTCAATGATCTCTTCATCTAATGATTATGTTTGCGATACCACATTCAATTGTTTTATGTTCGCTAGATATAATATAACTGTAGATATTATGGATGATTTTTGTGAATTCTTAAGAAAGAACCATACTTTGCCAATGATTTATACTCATGCAATGGTTCTTACTCTTGAAATGGACTATTAAGTCCATTGGTCCGACTATGACGTTAAACTGGCCGTTAGTATACGTATAAATACTACATTCCACTAAGATTATGTTTATTTTGATCACACCTCTGGCGATATTCAAGTCCCTGGTCAATCTAGATATATGACAGCCCGGTGGAAGTTTAATAATGGGCGAATGGTGAGAGATACCACCAATCCATAAGGGTATCAACTAGTTTAACTAGTCAAACAAAGGCCTCGGCACACGGGCCAAAATGATCGTGCTATGGTAATGATACTTACCACCCCTTACTGCCCCTCATGAATAGAACACTTACAATTAAAAGAAGAAACCAAGATACTACTACTGCAAACCCAAAACAAAACCCACAATCTGGTAAACAAAAGCCAAAGAACAAAAGAACTCAAAAGATTGATGGTAGAACAGCCAATTATGGAAAACAAATTGGATCTATAGTTAATAACGGATACGGAGGTACACTCAAGATGTATCCTAGTACTCAAATGTTCGCAAAGGTGTATGGAGATCCTTTCCTTAAAGAGTCTGCACGTATACCTTGTTTCCCCATTCGTGCCACTAAGATGCAAAGGATTTATGCTTCATCTAGTGGTGTGTTAAATGGAGATGGATTCGGTTTTATAACTGTTATCCCAGCAAACTGTGTAACCAATGATCTCAACGCAGTTTTTTACTCAAATGGTCCAACATCACCACCATTCCTAAGCACAACTGGAAGTGTAGGCGCGACTAGTGCAAATAGTCCCTATGCTTCTAGTGATTACAAATTTGATGTGAATGGAAAAGCGATGCGTATTGTGGCTCAAGCTATTAGAGTCAGATATGTAGGAACTACCTTAAACGCAGCAGGATCATGCTACTGCGCACAATTAAGTCCAATACAATCAGCACAAGGTTATAACATTGATGAGCTAAAGAGACAAATGGGTTGGAAAGAGTATGTCTTTTCTGATCGCTCTTGGCATACAATATGTCGTCATATAACCGATAATAATGACCTACTCTATCAGTATTGGGATGCTGATGGAGGCAAATGGGCATATTATAATGGTACTCCAACTTCCCAAGACAATTTTCCCTACTATGGAATGATAATGACTGGTGTCGCAGGTCAACCTTTCGAGTGGGAAGTAGTAACCCACATTGAAATTGTCGCTCCCAATCTTGATCAAATACAAGTAGTGCATCAAGATGCCCCAGGAGTATCACACGTTGTTGCCTCATATGCGAAAGCAAGAAATAGAGACAATACTTCCATTGACCATTCATCCGGTACTAATAAATGGGTGAAGATACTTAAAGATGGAATTGAAACAGCAACAACCATTGGAAAGGCTATTATACCGTTTCTGTTATAAAGTCGATTACACCTAAAACCTTACAGTACACAACTGGTAACTAGTTAGAGGCATTTAATTGTTCTCGAACGTTCTTCTTTATCAAGACCTATTTAATTAGGTTCAGATAAAGTTGTTTTAATGGTTATCTTAGTGCTTATTTGTTAGGTGACTAATACTTGGAGTTGTTAAAAT